TTTGGGGTGGGCGATCTCATGGACCCCGCCTATTTCGATGATGGTTTATTTGACAAGGTCGTCGCCCTGGAGTGCATCGAGCACGTCATGGACCCCCATAGGTTCATCTCCAATTTCTGGCGATGGCTGAAGCGCGGGGGCAAACTCATGTTCTCCGTCCCCGGAGATATCGTTCCCGCATACGTCAATCCCTTCCACGTTCGACACTACAATCAGGCAAGCATCATTGATCTCGTCGCCCCCCTCCTACCTGTGAGAACGGAGCATCAAAGCCAGGTCCGCGATCCGAACCGGGAGGACGGGGACAGCAATCCTGACTTCCATCTCGTGGCATTGACCAAAGGGGAGGAGGAGGAAGTATCTCATCTTACTCACTGGAAAGCGGAGGATTCATCCGATGGCAAAGAACAAGAAGAAGAAGTGCAAGCCGGAGAATAAATGCCCGATCTGCGGGACCGCCTGCACTCAGTCGAATCTCACGGACTGGTGCGTCATCGATTACGAGGGCAAGAAACGGCGGCTGTGCAAAAGGCACCCGGGCGTGATCCGTGAGTTTGAAAAGCAATGGGGGAGGAAGCTGTGAGCCGAATTCTATTCACCGCAGGCCTGTTCATCGAAGACCGCCCACATCGTTGGGGTTTCGTCGTCGAACTCTTCAACCACATGGCCAGGACGATGAGCACTCTCGGCACAGAATGCCTTGTGCTGTTCAATCCCGAGATCGGCGTAAGCAATCCGGACACCGTATCCATCCACCGCTGTGCTACGCCCGAAGCCCTTCGGGATATCATCTCTCATTTCAAACCCGATCATCTCTTCATCTGGAATGGGGGGAGTCCCGGGGATCTGAAGGTCAAAGAGATCGCCAAGGGTCTGGGCATGGACTCCTTCTTTCACGGGGAGCTTGGCTGGTTCCCTCAAGCTGGGAACATGTACTTCGACAAGATGGGCGTCAATGCCGCAAGCTCTTTCAACGTCATGGAATTCTTCCCGCTGACAGATGAGGAGGACCGGGAGCTTTCAATCTATGGTCGATTTTTCGCCCAGAACAACGGCATTATGAAAGACGTTGCCCCCGGACTACAAGCCTTCTCCCGACGCTTCGATCATCACCTGATCGCCCTCCAGGATGAGCGCGACACAAACATGATCAACAGCCGCTTCAACTCCATGGCCGAGTTCGTGGAAGAGGCGGTGAAGAATATCGGGGAATTGTACGGGAGAAAGGGAGAGGTTCCCTTGCCCATCCTGGTCAGACCGCACCCGCATCAGCAAGACGTGGCCCTTCCTGATCTTGATTTCACCATTGACCGGGGGGATCTTTACAGGTCAATTATGTCCTCCTATTCGGTCCACTCAATCAACTCCACCGTCCTGCTCGAATCCGCCATGCTGGGCGTGTCCGTCGTCCCGTACTGTGACGGGATTATGAGGCGGGGGATCAGGCCCCACGAGGTAAGGCCCCTTCTGTATCAACTCATCAAGCGGCAACTCAGGGGGAATGACGCTATGAATCCGGATGTCCTCCGGGCCTATCCGCTCTTTCAGGAGATATTCAATGAATAATCCCGAAGCCGGAATCCCCGTCACCCCATTCACCCAATTCGTCGAATCATGCAAGAATGTGCGGGAAATATCCGCCACGGAGATGGGGGCCTTTCTCGTCCAGCACATCGACAACCGCAAGCCGGATCTCGTACAGACACGATTCAGCAACCCCGTCCACATCGGATCGCTCAGGAAGATGGCATCAAACGCAGGGAGCCTCTTTCTGAAAATGTACATGAAGCAAACCCACGCCACCTTCGACGAGGCTATGCAAGTGCTTGCCGCTGGCATCCTGGACTTTCATATCTCTGATAGGAATAGGCTATGAGCGAAGAACTGAGAATCTGTGCGAATTGCAAACACTCTATCCCAATCGGTCCGCTTCCGATTGCAGACCTTCATTGCTATCGGAACGCAACTGCTTCGATAGATCTTGTGACAGGCAAGAAGAGAAGCAAGGGCGAACTGCTGTGCAGCAATGAGAGAGGGTCCGTGCGAAGTGTGCATTTTGATATCTGCGGGAAAGCCGGATTCTATTATGAAGAAAAAGAGCCGCCTTTGCCGCCTGCGGGGATTCGCTATGAATAAGACACCGGAATGGGCGCAGATCCTCGAAGTCATGGGCTTTTGCAGAACAGACGTGCGAAGCAAAGCGGTCTATGAAAGCGGATACAAAACGCCCCTGATCGCGTCAAGATTCCCAGCCGTCACCTGCGTCTTCGTGATCGAGCCGGGATTCACGGGGATGAAGTGGAGCGGACCTGCATCAGAATGCCGCCGTCTGTGCAAAGAACTGGGCGTGGAATTCAAAGAGGAATACCGGATCAGTCCGACTCCCTCCGAGGAAGGCGATCAAGAATCTTGTCCAGCTTCCGATCTGCCGTGCGTTGAGCCTGCTTGATCTCCTCCACGTCTTCCTTCAGATCGTCCGTCCGCGTCTTGCCCTCCGCGATCTTCACCGCATTCTCTTGAGCGTTTGAAGCTACCAGCAACATCATCACGGCAAGACCACTGATCACGGTGATCGTGATACCGATAATCGTCGTCAGCACCCACTTGCCCACCTTGGACTTCACGCAATCCCGAAGCTTTCCGATAGCGCCGTAAATGTTCTCCCGGCATGTGTTGCATTGGTCCTGAGTAGGCATGGCAGTCCTCCTTTTCCTATGCAGGTGCTATGTCAGTAAAGATATCCGCTCCCACCGTCCATCCAGCGGCACCCGTTCCGCCGTCAATTTCCGCATGGGCAGTTACGCTCTCATTTGCTGAGATCCAGAAGTTCGTTCTTCCGGCAGTAACTTGAGAAGTGTTCCCGTCCACATTCTTATCTGCCGCTAGGGATTCTGTAGTGACCCCTGGATTCTGTTGTAAGCAAACCTCAAATTGTTCATTCGTGCTTGCCGTCAATGTCGCTTCCCATACCTTCGTCCCGTTTTGCTTTACCCGGACGTAGGCCGTTCCTGTGAAAGTTGTTGAATTCGTTTTGAACTTGATTGCATAGGAATCGTATGCCGTCAACTCGTTCGAAGCTGGGGTGAAGGTTGCAATCAACTGAGACGACCAACCAGATCCAGGAGAAACAATCGCACCCTTTCTGCCGATTCTGCCCGTCGCCGTCGCGCCAGTTGCCCCCGAAACACCCGTCGCGCCTGAGACGCCGCTCGCCCCGGTCGCTCCTGTGGGAGATCCAGCTATGCCCGTCTGTCCCGTGTGGCCGGTCGCGCCTGATGCCCCCGTGGGTCCAGTTGCGCCCCCAGATGGTCCGGTCGCCCCCGTCGCCCCGGTAAGGCCCGCATCCCCGGTTGAACCACATGCGCCTGTTATGGCGTCTCCTGTGGCCCCCGTGCTGCCCGTTGCACCCGTTGCACCCGTCCCGGTCGCGCCGGTCGCACCCGTGGGAGATCCAGCCGCGCCGCTTGCCCCCGTGGCTCCCGAGGCTCCGGTCGCTCCACAAGCCCCCGTCACGCCGCCCGGTCCGGTCGTTCCACTTGCCCCCGTCGCCCCGGTCACAGCCGCCCCCGTCGCACCAGTGACTACGGATCCGGTCGCACCCGTGGCTCCCGTTGGGCTTCCCGCCGCCCCCGTTGCTCCGGTCGTTCCTGATGCCCCCGTGGTCCCACATGCGCCCGTCAATCCGCAGGCCCCTGTCCCCCCCGTTGCTCCAGTTGCGCCCGTGGCCCCGGTGCTTCCTGTAGATCCTCCAGTCGCTCCCGTGGCTCCTGTAGCTCCTGATCCTGTATCCCCTGTGGCCCCCGTCACAACGTCACCCGTCGCCCCTGTGGCTCCTGAAACGCCCGTTGCGCCACAGGCCCCGGTAGGCGATCCAGCCGCCCCCGTCCCGCCCGTGGCCCCCGTTGTGCCATGTCCCTGCGTCTGCCAGGACGCCCCGGTCGCCCACTTCGAAGTACAAAGCTTTTCCGCTCCAAGAGCAGTATCCCAAAAGAACATACCAACCATGGGAATGGTCGAGACCCATGACTTACTGACAGGATCAACGCATTCAGCAATACGCCCGAGCCAATCAGTCCATGCCCCTGTCGGGCCAGTCGCCCCTGATACAACAATATGCCTATCCCCCATGCTTGGCTCAGTTGGAGGAGTGGCAAGGCCGCTGATCACGGGCTCCTGCCATACGGACGAATCCTCACGGGATGCACTAAGAGACAGGCGTGTAACCTTGGGACGGTATCCCCCCGGATAACCCGGGTTAGTTCGGGCTGTCACGCGATACTTGACCTGATCGCAGTAGAATACGCCGGGATAAAAAGGGAACCAATCGGACCAGGATGAACCGGCATCATCTGAAATGCTGGCCTCGAGGAAGACGGAGCTCACGGGCGGACCGCTGGCCGGGGTCTGCTCGTGCTGGATGTGGATGGTCAAATGGTAGTGATCGAGAAAGGTAAGATTCACCGCGCCTTCAGTGTATGTCCCCTCCCCGTATCCAGTCATCAGGATCAGGTCGTCCCCTGATGCTGTCATTCCCACCATAGTTCCGGGCCATGCAGCCATTATCCTGATCCTCCTGATGCTCCTGAAACCGAGTTCAAAGTGGCGGAGACAACGCTACCCTGATAAGGCCGAGTAGATGCGGGACTGCTGTTGATCGTGATCTGCTTCCCGTTCTCGGAGAGCACGCCCCCCTTGTTCTTCCCATAGATCCAGTAGGAGATCACCTTCCCGTTCTCCACGGGCACGTTGAAGAATAGCTCCGTGATATCCGTCGCAACCGTGGACGCTGACTCCTCATCATCCCCCTTCTTCACCTCATAGGAGTGCGTGTGTCGGTCCGTGGTCTGATTCCAGTAAAGCTGCATTTGAGTACGCGAGAGATACCGGATCCAGGCTTGAGGAACGTCATCAGGAGTAAGGGCAAGACCCTTGACTTCGAGTTGTTCCTGCACCCCTGAATTGACCAACCTCTTCTGGCCAGTGAAAGAAACAGGGAGCACGGAGACGGTGATGATGGTTCCCGGCTGGGGTGGTTCTGTAATCCTGTAATGCCCCGTCTGCGAAGTGCCGAGGAATTCCCAATCATCATTTGATGGCCAAACGACCATGTGGCAGACTACCCGCTGATTGTTCCGATCCGCAACGTATAGATATTCCTCATCATCCGGATCGAGCATCATGTCAAAAGGCCAGTCAAATTCATCAACCCCTCGACCAGCCTCGGATCCTATCGTCTCGCTGAATGATCCATCCTGGAAGTTGAAAACGATGATCCGAGAGTAGGGCACGCCGGAAACATAGCCGGAATCCCCAACCCATATCTTCAACCCGTCCGACTCGATCCCAACAGGACGGAGGAATTCCCCGTCATCAATGCCCGTGCCGATAGCGATCTTCTTTGTGAAGGCATAGGACGTGGTGGAGAAATACTGCACCCGCTGATTGCCCGTATCGGCAATGAGAATCCGATTGCTGACAGAGCAGATCCCCTTCGGTTCATCTAGTTGACCGTCGCCCGATCCCGCGCTCCCTCCCTTGTTCACGAAGGCCATGGCCGTATTGATGACCTGAAAACGGGAGTTGCCGGAATCGAGGACGTATAGGAGATTCGTCGTAGCGTTGTAGTCGATGTCCCAAGGCTGATCAAACTTCCCATCTGTACTGCCAAGACTCCCGATCTCAGCCACATAGGTGCCGTCCATCTGGTGCTTCTTCACCCGGTTATTTACGCGGTCCACAATGTACCAATACGTTCCGTCCGTGGTGATCCCACATGGGTGATTGAAGTTCGTGTTCCCTGTTCCCAACGTTCCAAACTGATGGGAATAGGTAAGGCCTGCCCGATTCAGAACGATAACGCGATTATTATATGTGTCCGTGTATGCCACATAAGTATCAGTGACAGCCACGCCCTCGACGTGGGAAATCTCAGCATTCCCCGGGGATGTGGTGCCGATAGGTTGCTTGACCCCGTACTCATCCCATGGGCCGAGGCTGCGCGTGTACCAGATTTCAGAATGAGAGTAGACAGGGTGCTCAGGCTTCACAAAGTTCACATCTATGACAGATCGAAGCACGCCGTCTTTATCAACGGCTTGAGTTTCATTCAATGTCAAGTCTGTTGGATCGGGCGGAATTGCTCGGGGATCAGGAAGCTCGGACGCCGACTCTTCTGTCAAGAGTAGGGGATCAAAATCATAGATGCTGTCTGCATCTGCATAGGCTCGAATCTTGGCCTGGAAGTTTTCTGCCATCTCCCAATCGAAGATCCGGATCTGTTTCGCTACTGCTGATCCCAAGCCAATGGCGAAAACGTCCCCGGCTGATGGGTTTGTTGTCCAGTTCGATGAGACCGTAAATGATCGGTGAGATCCGGCGGCTGTGGAGATCTGGCGAAGCTCTTCCGTCCCGTCCTGGTGTCTTACAAGAACGTAATATGTCCCCGCCCCGAGGGTGATCGTCTGCTTTGTTGTGAAGGTTGTATTCGTCGATGATTTGACTCGCCCGCCCGCTGTTCCCCATCCTGGCACATCATACTGAATCGTTCTCACATCCCCCGGCATGAAGTCGATTGCATCCACATCCATGACCCACTCGAGGATAGCGTCGATCCCTTGGGCTTCCTTTATGGTTCTTACCGCGAGGCGGTAAGCTTCACTCCTCCGCCCGATCCCCGTTCCGTCTCGCTCCATCTCGATCAGATCTTCGGAATTCGTGATTGCGGTGGGGTCCTCATATCCCACACTGTCTTCATCGAAGCCGTTGTCTCTATCGAAATAGCGCACCCTGCAAACGTTGGGCCTCGTGCCCTTTGGAGGGTAGGAGATGGTAAGATTATATTCTTTGCTGATATTCCCCATGGAGATGATGCCTAGGGAGGTCTCAGCCTTGAGCGGTTTGAGGTAGAACTTCTCCCCAACAGTGAAAAGCCATGAGTTCGCATTTGTAGCGATCCGCTGGAGGGCCTGGAGCAGGGGCATGGATCGTTCGAAGACGATATCTGTCTGATTGCGCTGTTCCGACTTCTCGACGCTGTCCGCAGTCGTGGCCGTGTGCCAGTAGGAAAGACCGTTCACGATATTGAGATAGGTCGCCCCCTTGCTGACAACCTCGCAAACCTCCTCACGCACGCCGTCCCGGTTGACTACGACGGTATCCTTTGCCGTCACGCCCGTGAGACCGGTCACATATAGAAGGGTTGCACCCGTCGCGCTCGTGGCTCCTACGGCCCCGGTGATCCCGCTTCCATCAGGGACGTGGGATTCATAGACCACGGACGCATCATAAAAGGATTCGAGATCAGCCTGAAAGAGCTCGCCAATCTCGCCAACCGTTCCCGTGAGACCGCTTGATCCTTCAATCTCTTTTCCGTAAATCGGAAAGCCTTCGTCCGCTTCGATTGTGTAGTCATAATATGGACCGGACCCGGTCACGTCTCTCACCGTGCCGTAGAAGAGGTCTTCCGATGCCAGCGTTTCACCGGCTGAGAAGACCCCTGTGGCCATGGTGATGCCCACTGTCATCTGAGTGTCAAGGTACTTCCCGCCCCCGTATGTCTTGTTGTAGAGCAAGTCCAAGATCGCAGCGGCTGGATTTTTGGAAGCCTTATATGCCTTTCCAGGAAAAGCCCCCGTAGGAGAGGACCCATATGGATTTCCCGAATATACATCGATAGAAGTGCTCTTCACGTTGTAAGCAGTTTCAGCAACCTCATTCCACGAGTAGCCGGTATTGGGATAGTCAATAAGGCCGTCTATTGAAACTACATCACCAGCCTTGAATGAGTGAGGCGCGGTTATGGTATACGTTCTATTGCCCGAGGCATCAGATCCGGCTGTCACGTTGAATTCGCTAGGATAGAACCGAGACGCGGACTGAATATCTTGGATTTTTCTCTGATGAACGTGGGCGGATCCAGAAGGGACCTGTCCCCCCAATTGTTCCGTTCCAACCGCCTTTAATGCCCATACGGCAATGGACGGATACTTGTGATTGTCTTCCACAATCTGCTGATATTCCGTGACGTAGGCGTCACCGAACTGGGGTGTCTTGTCCGTGGGATCGGAGTCCTTTTGCGTTCTCTCAATCTGAACGTCCCATACGTCCTTGCGGGGCATGGTGATGTAATACATGACAGGGAATGGGCTTTTTCTTCTGCGCTGATAGCTCCATTCCGCCCATGGTTGCCACGCACCAGGACCAGCGTGTGAGCGGTAGCGATAGCGGAAAGTCACATCCCACGAATGCGGATATCCATCACTGTTGATCTGATAGAGTCCATATGGTTTGAACTCAATCTTGATTCCCACCTTCTCACATTCAATTGTGCCGGATAGAACGATAGGCGTGCTGTTCAGAAGTTGCGTGTTGTATGATAAGCTTGTTATGTCGTCATCAAAGTCGGTTATCGCATCCTGATCAGTGTGCCCCCTTCTCACGTAAATCCTTGTCGGGTTTTGCACCATCAATTGACCCGATGCGAAATAGTAATAATAGCCGCGCAGGGTTGGAGTCGGGCGAATAGTGTAGCCTGCCGCTCCATGTGCTCTCGCTAAATCGGATTGATAGGCGAGCATTGAAACGGCATCGACTCCATTGAGTTCAAAATCTGTTGCAGAGGCGATAGGTCCCCACCCTAACCCGATGAGCATGTATGCGTAATCTTGTTCATTCAACGGGCGCGTGAACCGGTTGAGATACTGCCCTCCCAACCGGGCCTCTCCATATCCGAAGGGAACCGGCATCCCTTCGGCGGATTGGGTCCGGAATTGCCCGAACATGTAGGACGGGCCGTAGTGCCCCGCCTTCTCCGCTCGATCTAGGAAAGGCTGATAGATGTACGTATCGTAAGCGTAATAGGCGATTGTCAGGACCACGGCAATGGCAGCACTAATGAGAAAGGCTTCTATCCCTGGAATGCGCGTGATTGTGATGCAGTCCCCATCCACAGGACGGATAGAAACCATGTCTTTGCTGTCTATCACCCGTCCGTTGTGCCTGATGAGAAAGACGGCTTTTGTATTCTTGATATCCTCGGGGATGTAGTCGTAGAGAACGGCGTTTCTACCGAGGATAGCATCCAGAGCTCGCCCAAAGAGTCCCGCTGAATTCGCCTTCTTTATCGGGGAGACGGACATTGCCTTGTCCTGGGAATACATCTTCCGCCGCATTATCTGGACGCCTGGCCCTTTATTCCCCAATGGCCACTTGATCGAGGCGGAAGCGGGAACGAGGCGCATCACGCGGGTGATGTATTCCTTCTGGCGTGACACCTTTGCCAGAGAGACGCCGGAACCCTCCCGGGCATGAATGAGAAGGCCCTTCTCGACGCAGTATGCAACGTGTTTTTCATCGTGCAGGAAGACCACGTCTTGAGGCCAGATTGACCCCTGGACGTTCATCCATTCCATGCCATAGGTTTCAGGGTCTATCAACCCTTCTGGATCGTGTCCGCATCTGCGAAGCATCTCCATCACCAGGCCTGTGCAATCAAGCCCGGTCTTCGGATCGCGTCCTCCCTTGATGAAAGGCAATCCTAGAAGATCCTGATATGGAGGGTTTTCGATCATCTGGCAATCCTGGACATAGTCCTGAAGATCAGCATATTCGCCGTGTTCGCCAACTCCACGCACCGAGCGTAAAGCTTTGTGCATGTGGTTTCTGCGCCCGTATATTGGCAGCGCCTTCCCTTGAATGGATTGACGCAGAAGAAGCGTTGATACTTGATGCGGGGAACCTGCACCTTTCGAATGTCATAGAATCCGGTGTACAGAACTACCTCTTCAGCGTTCATCACAGCCTTCGTGATCTTGGTCCGCACCGGTCGATTGTTGGACGAATCGCTGAGATAGTTCGAATTGACCATGTACACAAGGACGGGCATATCGCGCAGATATCCGTTCTCGAGATGGGCAGCAAGCACCCGGTCCGTGTTGTCAATCTTGAACTTCCACGCGCCGATACTCCCATGTCCATCCACCCGGAGGGGGGATATCTTCATGTTCTTTTTAGTCCATGTCTCTCCCCGAAAAGTCACGTCCCTCACGTTGCTGGTATATCGGAGAATGGTAGGCCCGCTCATCTCCACCCAAATCTGAACAAGCCACATGAAGGCGGAGTTTGTACGCAGAGCATTCTTTTCAGAGACTAGATCGCTCGCCAATGTGCAGAGGGCCATATCACAGCACCTCGATAATGGGGAGCGTGATGCGCCATAGCACTGCATTCAGGCGCGTATAGACGGGGGGACGCTTGGGATCGAGGATGAAGGTGAGCTTGGGATAGAGATCTATCGAGGAAGCGGGAGCAGCGCCTTGAGTAAGTGCTCCAGTTGGTTCCGTCCATGTACCCTTATTTGTCGTGATCGTGTCTTCATATTTCTCTGTTCCCGATCCCCCCACGCCGACGTACACCTTGGCCGAGTCCACGCCGTTGGGAAAATTGACCGGAAGGGTTACGGTGCAGAGTTCGTTTGCAGGCACGGCGATGGACGTCTCTTCGCTCGCGGTTGTGTCAGTCCCCGCCACGCTGTCATACCATGAATATTGAATGTGATAGGTGCGGAGCGACTTGGCTCCTCCTGCGGTAGATGAAACCGTGGGAGCTCCACGGGGAGGAAACTGCTTGTCATACATCGTGAAGTCAAATTCCTCAGCCGCCCCCATCTCAAAAATCCATGATTCGATCTCGTGCTTGTCTGCCTCTGGGATGGAATCACCGATCAGGTTCAGGCTATGGCGTGGGGCATCGTAGCGATTCCGCGCAGCGATATCCCCGGATTCGTACTTCGTGGAGATGACCTCATAGTCCTGCTTATCTGATATGGGGAAGACCGCGAAGTTTTTGCCGCTCGGAAGTGTCGGAAAGTCCGCCATGTTAGATCGCCAGAATGCTATTCATAAAGGCCGGGTTCTCTTCACTGGCCTCGAGGAGGATTGCCATGATGCTCTCTTTCATTTCGGGAAGCCGATCCGCGAAGGATTTAGAGTCGAAGGCGTTCACGTTCATGCTGATGTTGATGTTCTTTCCTCCCCCTCCCTCGACGGGGATCTTCCGGCCACGGGTAAGGGGGACCACGGCTTCAGCCCCGCCGCCTTCGCCCACCATGGCCACATGAGGGGTGTCTACAATCGGCCCGCCTTCGGCGTATCCCCGCATCGGCATGAGCGGTCCCATGCCCTTGGGGAGGACGCCGCCCTCTGCCAGTCCAATAGCGGAGAAGCCGAGATTGACCACGTTCTTGATCGCGGTCTTGGCGAGATCTTTGAGGAGTCCGCGCACCTGCTCGCGCCAGTTGACGGTGCCTTCGAAGGCCTGATCAATGACGTTCAGGACGTTGTTCTTGAGGGTGCCCCCGATTGCCTGGTAGGAAGCTCGGAGGGTTTCCTGGTTGGCCATTACGCGCTCTTGTTCTGCCGCGAGATCCGTAGTGGCTTTCACTTCATCCTGGATCGCTTTTGCAGATAGTTGTGCATCACTGAGGGTTTTGGCTCGAAGCGCCGCCGTCTTTCTTGCATCTTCTATCGCCTTATTAGCCCTTTGAGCTTTGATTGCGGCTTTCTCAATATCGCTATAAGCGGTATAGTATGTTTCCCCCTCCTTTTTCACGGCCTTAGCGTTATCGTCTGCTGCTTTGGTGTTATCTTTGACGATATCATTCAGCATTGAAATTGCTTGAGCTAGGGATTCTGAAGAATCCTTTGAATCTTGCTCTGACTCTATTGTCTTTTCAAAGATGACATGAAACCGCCTGTATTCGGCTTCCATCTTCTTCAGTTCACCTTGTAGTTTCAAAATCGCTGCTTGATTTGACGCGCTCCATGGAACATCTTCAGACCCTTTGCGAAGGGCATTGATCGCGTTTCTAACCGTCCCCATGCGAGCTTCTAGGCCCCGCATGTAGCCGTCCATCCTGTCCAGCTTATTGAGATCAAATGTCCTACCCATCCCCTTGAAGGCTAAAGTGAGAACTCCGATCCCCTGGGCTAATCGAATGGCTCCCTCAGCGGCTGTCACGAATGCCGCCCGTGCTCCCTCTGCAAATCGCTCAAGATCCCCCGATTTCTTCATCTCGTCTATACGGGCGATTACATCGTCAAGGCCTTTCTTCAGCCTCTCGAACACGGGTGTCTTGATCACTGCCCTCTGGAATTGGAACCACGCATCCTTGATCATGCTGATCTTGCCGTTCCATGAATCGGCCATGTCAGCCGCACCGCCCTTGAACTTGGACCCGGCTTTGTTCCATTCGTCCACGAGCTTCTGCTTAGTCTCCTCCGCGCTGTAGGAGACACCAGCCTTGAAGCCAAGCATGGCAAGCACACCGCGTTCCCTGAACCGATCAGCAGATGCCGCGCCCGCGCTCATCATGCGCTGGACTTGCTCCGCCGTCTCCTGGAAGGAGAGGCCGATTGCACCGGCCAGGTCAGCGATCAAGGGCATCCAATCCATAACCTCTGCACGCCCACCCTTCAGAACCCCGGCCAGCATCGTGGCTGACTGCATGATCTCCTGGAGTTCAAAGGGAACCTTGCCCGCAAACGTGGCGAGATCTTCAAAGAGGATATTCGCTTCCTCAACGTCCCCCAGGAGGATGCGAAGGCGGATCTGCATCTGCTCCACAGAGGCGGCAGTATCGACAAAGGACTTGGCCAGATTGAACCCGGCTCGAGCGGCGAAGGCCGCACCTAGACCGATAACGGCCCCCTTGAGCGAAAAGACGGACGCCTTGACCTTGTCAATGGTCTTTCTCATTCGGGAGGTCTGGGTCTTGGTCTTATCGGCCAAGGTCTTCCATTTTCCCGACATGAGGTCTTCAAGCTTTACCTGGACTAAAATCTCATCGCTCATTTATCGCTTGCCTTCTTGTCATACTGCGCGAGTTCTGCGTCAAAGAAGTCCACCGCCTGGATGAAGAGAGCCGCTTGATCCTGCATCCCCCCAGCAACAGGAAGCCCGTATCCCGCCTTCAAAAAGTTGTAGGCGTAGACAAAATCCTTCCACCATGGGCACTCCCGAAGCAGGGCCATGGGGCACCGCTCGATATACCCGCCACCCACATATTCCGGCCAAGTGTTGATTTCTATCGGATTGATGGGTTCTGCCTTGCATCCCCGCATCTCCTGAAGCGTGAGCTCTCCCTTTGCTTTCTCCGTCCTCGATTGCCGCTCACAGGCAGAGCATTCATACAGCTTGCGCTTTACGCTGACGAAGGCTCCGAGGACGAGGATTTTTTTGATGCCACCCCCAGGCGGTTCCGGCTGAAGACGTGCATAGCGAGAAACAGCTTCACGTCCCCGGGCAGATAGTCGAGATAGGTGCTCTTGTTGAACTCGATCTCCTCCCCGTCCGCGTTCTTGAAATTCCTCCACCCGACAAGGGCAATAGGTTTCCCGGGTTTTCCAATCGTGGCTTCAATGAAGTCAGTGCTGACCATCAATTCCTCGAAGCTCTTCTTCTTGGCCATGGCCCCCGTGATTGCGTCGGAATAAGCCGTAGCCGCTTCAATGAAGCGATCAAGATTCCGCTGTTCCTGATGCTTGAGAAAGCGCATCTCGAAGATGGTCGGATCTTCCGGATCGTCAGTCGGAAGGACCACGTCCTCAATGTCGTTCGGTGAATTTGCCACCACCATGGTGCTCTCCTTAAATCGGTGCCCTTGTATTTCAGTGCTTAGTACACGCGGAAGACGTACTCATCGCCCGCTGCTGAATCCATATTGATCTTGTTCTCCGTCTCCGCGACCGCAACGCCGTCACGATCACCGGAGCCGTGGGAGGTGAACTGCGTCTTCGGGACCGTCATCTTGACCTTGTTCCGGTCCGTGGCTCCGAGTTGTGCCACCACCTCCCGCTCGGTTTCGTCGATCATCAGGTCATACCAGTCGGCTGCGGTCACACCCGTGATCTGCTCGGGATCAAGAGATCCCATCACGTTTCGATCGCCAATGATGACGGAGCGGATGCCTGATGCCGCGTTCGGATCGGTCCGCACGCCCAGCTTGTTCCCCGTGGCGATCTCCCACTTGGAGATGAGGGCCTTATATCCGCCGATGGTGAAATCTGTGGCGCAGTTCTGGAAGGCGAGAGGTTGCCGTCTGAGGTAAGACGTGCTCCCCTGGAGGGCACCGTCTGCGAAGGAGTAGATCGGTCCCCATATCTCGAATTCGTAGTACCAGGGCTTCGATACTTCGAAGACGAACTTCCCATCACCCCGGCATCCGATCAGATACAGGATCTTCCCGTTCCGGTGAAATTTCACCGTGTAGGAAGTCCCGAGAGCATTGGGATCTCCGGAGTGGGGGGTGTATTCCTTGTAGGTCGAACCCGTGACCTCGTGCCCACAGCACAGAAGAATGGGTTCGTACTCAGGGGCTCCCGTCGTCCCGGTCAGGCCGATCAGAGCTACCTTGCCCGTGACCTTGCCGAGCCGCGATCCCATCACGGCGGGAAGCTTGGAAAGCGTCTCCTGCATCGCATTCCGCTCATGCTTGGAAACCTCTGTCTGAAAATCCAGGTCTTCGCAAAGAATGGCGTTCGATCCACCGATGCCAGTCGCGCCGGTTCCTGCGAAGCCCTCCGTTGCTGTCTCGACCTTCATCACGAGCTGGGTCAGTTGATTGATCATCCTTGCTTCTCCTAAACAATGACCGTTGGGTCGTTGATCTTCGTTCGATACTGCACGCGGAAGATGCCTTGAGCGGCAACGCTCCCGCCGTACAGTTTGGTTGCAAATCTGCGGGTCAGACCGGGATGGACGATCACCGCCAAGTTCTCGGTGAGGTCGTAGCAGGATACGTCCCTATCATCATTCCGGTCTGTGAAGACCGTCGAGATGATGTCCCCCTCCATGGCGATGGTCATCTTGTCGAATTCGTCCTGCGTCTCGAGAACCCGGTCGTCTATGAGCGTGATGGATAACGGATGAATCACCTGGACCTGCTCGATGTTGATATACTTGATCTCCGGTTCCATCGTGGTGTCGATGTCCACCAGAGGCTTCGTTTCCACCTTCATGTCGGCCCCCTCACCGTCCCGGGTCACGCGCTGAACCGTCCTGGTGGCATCGTAGACGCCCCCCGGATTCGTCAGCGTGAGAGCTTCAAACCGCGTCACAAACTCGCGCACGATCTTCTCCCAGATGGTGAGGCTTGTTCCCATCAGAGGCTCCCGAGGATCGCGGCCCCGAGTTTCAGCGCCACGTCCTTCACGGTTTCGATAAAGGTGTCAATCACCACCTTCTGAGCAGCCGAAGAGTAATGGGCAAGGGAAGCGCGGTTGAAGCCGATTTCGCGCTCCACGTCCTTGCCCTGCATCTTGGCGATCAGAAGCTTGGGCATATCCTGGGCCAGGTATTCCAGGTTCTCGACATCCTGGGGCGTCACCTGTCCCTGTAGGTTGCGGAGGGCATCGGTCGCCGCGTCGAGAAACGTCTTTTCGAGGTCTATTCCTTCCATTTTTGGATATCCCTCCACCACGCATCACAGGTGATCTTCCGCCGTCTTTTCTGGTCCTTGTCCAGCTTCGGATCGGCATTGACGTAATCCATGAACTCCGGAACCACAGCCTGATAGGTCGCTTCGTTGGCTTTGATCCAGGAGTCTTGCACGGTGCATCCGGACGACATCGTCAAGAAAGCCAAGGCCAGCAGACCAAGGATGAGTAAGGCCAAAGGGTGGGCGAAACCGCCGTTCCCGTTCTTCTTCATCACGTCCGCTGCGGCATGGTCGCTCTTCACATGGGACCGCTTGACGATCCAGCCAAGACCGATCAACACGTTTGCCAGTGCCCCGGCGATGACACCCCCGAGAACGAAAATGGTCTGAAGCGTCTCATTCTCAGGGAACTTCTCCGCAATGGATGGGGAAGCGAACATGAAGACATTCGCCACGATGATCACGATGAGCGCGATCCAGAATTCGGTAGTCTTGATTCCCGGTTTTGGTTCCATTTCGGTGCTCCTTAAATGTCTTCCATTTTTTTGTCCTCGACCGGGCGCACAATCTTCACTTCCGTGTCCCTGGTCACAACCCGTCCGATGGACGTGAGAAAGGCACGGGCCACTTCCACCCGGTCCACATCCCAGCATTCAGGATCATTGGTCCTGAGATCCGCCCAGACGTTATGGACTGATACCACCTTGCCCATGTCCGCGAGTTTCACCTTGCTTGCCTGCACTTTTCTTCTCAGGTCCATCTCGTTCACCTCTCTGTTAAAGTGAGGGAAAGCCAAAGCTCCAGCGGGAGCACCGGTCCACCTCGGCAATGGCCCCCCTCCCCCGGTCCCGGGTCAAAGCAGTTCCTTTCCTTCGTCGATTTCTTTTGCCTCAAGGGAGATGACCGGCTTCTGCTCCACTCTCTCCTGATGGTGTTTCATCAATGCTTCTGCTCTCTTGATGTGCTTGGCTGACGGCTTCGGGTGATCCTTGAACTGAGTGATCCCAAGGGCCAGGTAGGGCTGGAGAACCTTCTTCGGGCATTTGTGGTTCTGGCAGATGAATCCCTCGACCGTCTTGACGTTGGTCTTCGGATCGAAGGTGCCGAGTGCTCGAAGGTGTCCCGCACAGGCGGGGCATCGGTGCCTCGTCGCCACTTCTGACCGTTTGATCACCGGCAGTTTCGTCAGCTTCTGCATGGGCGTTATCCTTTAGCCGTCTCCACGGCTTCCTTGATGGGGTTGGGTTTGATCTCGGGAGGAGGAGTCTGATCCTTTCCCGTGATGGAGGGGGCGGGTTTGTCCTCTTCCGCTTCCTCCTCCTCTTCGTCCTCTTCCTTGTTCTGGTCGTTGATCACGGCCTGAGCCTCTTCCTCCGTCATGCTGTATCCGTTCTCGTGCATGAGGATGAGGGTGATCAGCCGCTCTTCGCTTTCCGTCCCCGCTCGTGGAACCTCATGCTGATCGCATAGGGCCATGAGTTCGGCATGGGAGAGTTCGAAGATTTCATCCGCTCCCATCCCTTCCTCGTTGTCGCCCACCATGTCGCTGAGAACGTGGACAGAGGAGTTCCACAGATCCATCAGGCCGTAGTCAGCGAAGGCCTCGCAGACTTCTCTGATGGCCGTGTCCGTGGTGAAGGCCCGCTCGTTGGGACTCTTGAGGATGGGTTCGAGGACTTCCGTCCAGATCAGGGCAATGAGGTACTTCGGAATGCGCCAGGTGCAGCCGCGCATAATGCTCTTGCCGTCTTCCTCCAGCAGGCGCTGGTATCCGACTTCCACCCCGTCCACGATATCGGGGCGGTCCTTGTCCACTCCCCAAATCTTGCTCCCGTTGATGGGGTTCTGGTAGTATCCGGGCAGGCCCTCCATCAGTTCCGTGAGCTTCCACAGTTTGCCGAAGGCCGTTGTGCCCTTACCGCTCGCCGCCTGCATGAGTTGGTGGAGTTTGTTCAGGGTGGAGAAGTTGATGAAGACGTCCACGCTCAGAGCGAGCTTCCGCTTCTTCTTTTTTCTGTTCACTTTGTTACTCATTCGGTGCTCCCTTCAAAAATAGTCAGTGCTCTTTATGCGGTTTCCCGCGTTCATTTCTTGCGCCTGCCCTTGCCCTTGGGCGGTGTGCATCCGCCTCTTCCACGGTTGAGCCTGCGTCCCTGTCCGCTTCCGTCTCTCTTGGGTTTCGGTTTCTTCGCCATGGTGTTTCCCCTTATGCCTGATCAAAGAGGCCGATTGCCACGAGCGCGTCCACCACGTCCGTGAATGCGGCCCAGTTGTTGTAATTGGCTTTGAGAAGCTGGGATGTTGGGGTTGCGCCGAAGAAGCCGAGATTTCCCCCGTTCGTTGCCTTGAGGACATTTCCGTTCACCCCGAGCCCGAAGTAGGGGTCAGCCGCCCCTGCCACCCGCCCGACTTCCACCATGGCATTCCCGGTATCGAAGGCGCGAATGAGGAAGTAGTCGTCGGTCGTTGTCCCCGCGTCGATATTCCGCCCGTCTCTTATGGATAGCGTGCAGTCGCAGGAAACCCATCCGGTGTTATAGACTCGGAGTTCATCATTCCCGCCGAGAGACATGTAGGGATCGGCCCCACCGCGCACCGCGCCAACCTGAACCATGGCATTTCCGGTATCGAAGGCGCGGATGATGAAGTAGTCGTCGGTGGTGTAGCCTGCGTCGAGGCTCTGCGTGTCAAGAATACGAGTCACGCCGTTCGCTACGAATAATCCGCTCTCATAAAAAACAAATTCATTTGATCCGCCGAAGGCAACGTATGGATCAGCACCGCCCGCCACGATTCCAACCTTCGTCATGGCGTTTCCCGTGTCGAAAGCCCGGATCAGGAAGTAGTCGTCGGTGGTCGTCCCGGCGTCGAGGTTGTAGCCGTCTGCCATCGAAATGCTTCTGCTGTACACAACTCCCGTATTTGTGACTCTGAACATTGACGTGTGATTGGCATAGGTGCCGTCCGTGGTGGTGCCGAGGTCCATGAGGAATTGATCGCCGCTCCCCACGCTCGTCTCGGTGCGGGAGACTACGAGGTCAGAGGCGGCGGCGGCATTGCTCTGGTTGTACGTCGGCTTAATGTGCATCCCGACGAACTGCGTGCCGTCCTGGGTATGAGTTCCGCCAACCGCCTCGATAGCAGAATCTGCGATAGAAAATGACGTGTCCTGAAACGTAAATGTTCCGCTAGAAGACCGTATGCGAGGGACATTAATGTTGCTTGCGGCATACAACTCTCCACCGCTTGACACATAAAACTTTTGAACTGTGTCATTTTTCGCTTGGATGAATAGGCCGCCCCCAGATCCTTCCGCCGTGGTCGTCACGTTCAGCTTGAGCGCGTTCCACGAGCCGTCGCCGGATGCCTGGTTGATGGTGGGCTTGATTTCGACGGCGTTGAATTCGCCGGTGGTGTTCGATGCGGTCCCCGTGGCCATCTCGATGGCGGAGTCGGCGGAGGTGAAGTTTTGGTTCTGGACCGCAAGCGTCGATGCGTAGTTGTATAGGATCGGCGTGTTGACGCTCGTGGCGACGGAAACAATCCCACTACTTGCGATGGTTAAGAGTGATGCGGAATATGCTCCGCCGTTGTTCGAGTGCTTGAATTGCAAATTGCTTGTAATCGCAGCCGCACCCGTCGCTGGCAAACCCTCCATAATCCAGTCGGACGTGTGGCTTGCGGCGGTTGCATTCGATTTCCACGCACTCCCCCTCAACCTCAACCTCGGCCCCATCTGCACCGTCACCCCAGCCGTCGCCGCTTCGGGGTTAGTCAACAGAAGGCCATCGGTGGAGGTGGTTTGAATATCTGCGGTGCCGAAGTAACCCATGCGCCAGTAGTATGTGGACGATCCTATATCCTTCGCGCCGATCGGCATGAATGTGCCGCCAGAGTAGACGGCCCCCCCGCCTACGGAATTGAATCGGAGAGATCCAGAGGCCGTATCGATCAAAGAATCCGATCCGGTGTGCCTCATATAGAGGTCATCCGTGCCGGGGGTCCCGCCAGGTTGCCTAACAATGAACGTTCCATCGGCCCCAGCCGAACCACCGCCGTCAAGCGCCCCGCCCGCTCCGGGAATGACAACGAAGTCCCCACCGGCCCCGCCATCTCCGCCCCCACCACCGAAGGCATCAGACCCGGCACCGATTTCAAAGAATAGCGATCCTCCAGCGAGACCGTTGCCGGAAGTTGAAGTGCCGCCCGTCTGAGTAGCCTGATAGATAGCTTCGCCTGCGGTGTCGTTTGTTACGTTGGCAAAACCGCTAATCGTAGCAGAGGAGAAGGCAAGCGAATCCTTCGCCGCTGTGCCGGACGCTTCGAGCCCGAGAATCAGGGACGATGCGGGATAGCCCGTCGCGTCTTTGTTGTAGCGGAGGCGGGCTTCGTTCGCCCTGCCGAACATTAATCCAGACGTACTAATGCTTCCGGTTGTGGTGTCTTCTCCTACCAGTACCGCCTTCCAATGCAAGCCCGTGTATCCACAATCCCATGTGGCATCCGTTGCCGGATAAATCGCCGTTACCGACGAATTTATATTGAGGCGGGTGGAGTCTCCGGTTTGCAACGCCATTGCAACGCCGCCATGCACGTTGATAGACGCAGTAGTCCCGTCTGTCCAAATCTGAATATCATCTGCCCCAGATGTCCCAGGCTGGCGGATGATGAACTTCCCATCGGACCCCGCGCCATTCAGCGCCCCAGGCTCCATGATGATAGATCCACCGTCGTGATCGTTCGTGGTCCCCGCGCTCTGTGCCGTGAGCTTCCAGCTTCCCCCGTCCGCATCTGCCGCACCGAGGGAGGCGAAAACCCAGACCAGATCAGTCCCGTCGAAGTTCCAATAGGAGTCATTCCCATCCCCCATGTAGATGCAATCTGAATCCCCGAAGTAGACGTGCGAGGTCATCACAACCTCGTCCTGCATCCGGATCGTCCCCGTCCCCACATCGATGGAGCCGTAAGACCCCGCCGCGTTGTAGTGGAAGGCAAGGTACTGATTCGTGGCAGTTCCCCACCCCGTCGAAGACGTGATCACAAACAGGGGATCGGTGGACGCGGCAAGGCCGAGATCAAGACCGCCCGGATCATAGACGTTCGCCTTCGTACCGAAGATCCAGGTATTGGACCCGGAGACAAAGGTTGTAAGGGCGTCCTGGGTCTGGTCCGTATTCCAACCCTGGCCCGCATCCTTGCCCGTGCCCCAGATGCTGTATTCGTCATCACCAAGGCGGTAAGCCTTGACGCTGTTGTTCTTGATCAGGTCAATGGTCGCCATTTCGTTCTCTCCGAATCGCCGGTGCTCGCCTGCGAATCGGTGCTCTGGTGCTGTTCTCTCTTAAGCCTTCTGGGCCTTGATGATCATGTACAGATAGCCGGGTTCCCCCGTGTTCCCGCTCTCCTTCATCCTCAGCCGGATCGCATCCACGCGGGTGGCGTCCTCGAGGACCAAGCGCACGGGCCGTGCCTTCCATGCCCGGGCACAGGCCGTGTTCACGCCCGTGACGGCTGTATAGGCCGCAGGGGTTGCCGTGTCGTGGATGGAGACGTCATTCCCGCTCACCCCGAGAACCGGGGCGAGTTCGCAGTTGTAACCCGCTGGGGATGCGCCCGAGACACACATGAGATCCCCGGGGCGGAAGGCGTGGGGATCAGCCGCCGTGCCGAAGGTGTAGGTCATGGTCACGCCGACATGAGTCGCGCCCGTGATCACGGCCTCAGAGTTGTTCCCCTGAGTGTGGAAATACTCCTCCCGCACGTCCGTCTGAATCGCGCTCCCATCTCCCGGCACGCTCCCCCGATCAAGCACGTCGTTGGGGAAGGGGAGCTCCTTCGAGTCCTGGAGCATGACCTCTTCGATCTCAAGGGCAAGCTCGCCGCCCGTGGTCCCCGCCGTGGTCCCCTCGACGTAGTAGCCTGCGAAGGCCACATGCTTGTAATCCTTGATGTTGTAGAGATCAGAGGCCGTCCAGTTGCCCGTGCTGCCAGCCGGTAGCCGGGAATAGTCGCGCACCACCTGCTGATGATATCTCAGTCCGCTGCGCTGCGTTTCCGTGGTGAAATCAGTGATCGCCATGCCTTAGCCTTTCAAGCGCGGTTTTCCCGTTCTGCGATTCTTTTCACGATCCCCTGGATCACGAAATAGCGCATCGTGCGCCACCTCTCGCGGAGGGTTGCAACGAAGCCCAAGCGGGCTGGAATAGTGACTTGCGGCACAAGCCTGAAGATGAGCTTTGCGTTCTTGTCAGCCTTGGCCTTCATGAACTTGCCCTGCGCATCCCTGCCCCTGCTGCTTTGGCTTCTCTCAGCAAGGAAGGGGAGGCGTCTGCCCTGTACCGTCCGGTAGGTTAGGGCCAGATTCGGATTCTTGCCCGGGCGTAGATACTCAGCCTTCACCCTGCCCCCCGCCGTCTTGGCATCATCCATGGGGACCTTGAGCATCTTGGCTCGCTTCGGCTTGACAACGCCGCCCTCCTCCTGGATGCGGGCATAGGGCGTCTTCCTGCCCCCGATGCTCGCCCGTCCCTCGATGGTCTTGAGCGTGGCCCCCTTGACCTCCGTCTTCATCGAAGCGCGGAGAGCACCCGTCTGAACCATCAACCCGGGCCGTCCGGAAAGGCGGTCGATCATCATCCTTGCCTCAAACTTGCGGAGGAAGGTGAGAAGTCCGAGGCTGATCTCCTGCGCCGCCGTCTTGGGCAGACGCTTCACCAGCTTCTGAAACTTCTTGTCGATCACTTTCACGTCCAGGTCGCCCATCAGATGGGGATCCTCCTGTACCGCCGAAGGCGGTCCTTTACCTCGGGAGCCAATTGCCCGACACGGACAAGGGATGCGGAATCGTCGCGCTCGGAGATGCTGCTCTGCCCCGGCTGATCCCGCGTAATCATCTCGTACTGAATCTGTAGGCAGGCCGCGTGCGTGATGTCCGGATAATCGTTGATCAGGTTCTCGGTGTCGAAGGTGCTGATCGTGGCGTAGACTGTGCCCGTCGCACCCGTCCCCTGCACGACGACCTGGCCGGTCTCGAATCCGCCGAACTTCGCATCCCCCTCCGTCGTGGTGGGCAGAATCACCAGATCCGCATTCGTCGGATCCCAAGACATCACCGTGCCCTTGATGCTGGCATTCCCGGTAACGCCCGCGAGGGATACCACGCTGTCAGCCGTGAACGTGCCGGTGGATCCGGTAACGTTCAACGTGACCCAGTTCGTGCTGGGCGCAAGACCGCCGTTATAGACGAGCTTCACAACCCGCCTGCCCACGCTGGTCTTGTAATCCACGAAAGCCACGCCCAATCCATCGGGCGTAGTGATCAGGGAGTCAGAGTCCACAACATCGCTTGATGTAAAGTCCCTGTCTTGGTCATAGTAGGCGGTCACCCCTTTGATGGGCGTGGCCTTCGGGTAGAACACTGGATCTTCAGGCCGCTCCATATCGAAGTATTCCGTGTAAGAGGCATACTTCAGCCAGCGATTCGTGAACCGCTCGATCTCGTGCGATACCGTGCGGATGAGTTGCGCAATGGTGGTATCGCTCGTCCCCTCGTACTTGGGATAGAGCAGTTTGAAGTACGCTATCGTCGTCGCTGGAATGGTAGCGGCCATGTGCTACTTGCCTTTCTTTCTGTCCGGGGAAAGCTTGTCCAAGGCCTGCTGAAACTTGTCCAGCATCGTGCCCATGGTCTGCTCGAAACCGGTGAGGACCGTTTCGGAAACCTCGCGGGCCACGGATTCCGCGATCGTCTTGGTCTGCTCAAGTTGGGTGTTGAAGCGATAGTCCCTGGCCGCTTTCACGCGGTTCAGTTCCGCCTCTTCCCTGAGATCGGATGCCAGTTTCATAGCCTGGTCCCCGTAGTCCTCGGGCTTCTCAGTGAGGATCGGGTCCATCGCGGCGATGGCTTCCTGGATCGGCTGTGAGTGCCCCTGCTTGCGGAAGTGGTCAATGATCTTGCGCTCGGCAATGATCGCGTTCAGATGCTGTGACCGGACCTCCAGCTTCCATTGCTGACGGTCGAATTCGGTGAGCTTTGCCTCTACGGTAGGCTCGGGCTCACCCTCGCGCCGCTCCCCGCTCTTCTGATATCCCTTTTCGTCGAAGAAGAGGAAGCCCCCTTGATTGTTGGGGACGACGGCACAGAGAAAGCGAAGGTTCTTCGCGTGGGCCTCTCTCTCGAGCGGACCGAATCTGTCCTTCTTCGTGTATTCCTTCGGCGGTTCGATGATTGTGTTCTTCATGGTTTTGGTGCTCCTAAAATAGGCGCTCGAAAAAAGCCTGACCGGGCGACGGGCTATAAAACCCGCCGCCCATCAGACTCAAGGGTTGACTACGCAGGCGGAAGGTTCTTCGGAACCATGATCACTTTCACGCCCGCCCAGAACTGGGGAGAAGCACCGGACACCGTGAGGCGTGCCCGCAGGTACTTCTGCATCCCGCCGATGTGGATGTACTTCGTCTGATTCGACGGACAGGTGGCGTTCGCCGCCGTCTCCGTCACCGTGCTGAAGGCCAGCGTCGGGCTTCCGGTCTGGTAGTCCTTGGCTGCAGTCCACAGGTTCACGCCCGTGACGAAGGCCGTGGTAGAGCCGTAGTCGAGGGATGTGTCCATGTTCGAAGGGGCCGTGTCCTGCTGAAGCTGGCAGATCAGGGCTCCCGTGACGGCGGTGAGACCGGCGGCATAGAAATGTACAGCCGCCCAGCCTTCGTATTTCGAGACGTCCAGGGCCGCGCCCGTGACTGTCGCCGTGACGCTCTGCTGGATGGGCAGAAGGTCGTAGATTTTCAGATCGCTCGGGTTCAGAATCATTTTCATATCCTTGAAAAAGGTTCTTGGTTTCACCGGGCGCTGTTTTCAGGCACAGCGCCCCAAAGCCTTCAGATTGTCTGGATCAGCTTGTGGTGTCGGTGCAGATGGAGAAGGACTGCTCGTGGCGCACGCACATATCGAAGCGCGTGAACATGAGGAGCCATTCCTGATTGAGCAGGGCAGCGTTGTTCCCGCTGGAATCGGAAGCCTGATCGAGAAGCATGATTTCCATGTTTCTCCAGAAGCCGATGATCATCTCTTTCCAGTTGCCGAAGAGGATCGCGGCGTTCAGGCTCGAGGATCCGAGGTTGCGCGGGATCTGGTTGGTCACGTTGACCGGGTAGCCGAGAATGCCGTCCTTGACCGGGTTCCACACTTCCGGGCGGAAGAAGTAGTCGCCGGTCACGGCGTTCTGGAATTGATGGATCACGGACAGGGTCCGGGGGTTGATCCACCATCTCCAGCTTCCCGGGTCCTTCAGGGCCGCGTCCTGCCAGATGTCGTAGATGAAATCATGCAGATAGGCCATGGTGATGGCCCCGCTGGACGTGGCGATGGTGTTGATGTCGCCGCCCAGGTTGGTCAGACCGAGCACTTCATCCGATCCGCCCGTGCCGAAGAGGCACTGCTGATCCACCTTGCGCCCGCCCGTTTCCGCCATGTCCTGGCGAAGCATGGCTTCCACGGAGTCGTTCCCCATGTCCTCGACGTTCTTCGAGAATTTGCCAAGCATCCCCATGGTGCGGGGCTGCATGGAAATCTGGCCGAGGGTCAGGTCGGAACTCGTGGGCTCCGAACCTGCTCCCACCATGTAGGCGGTCATCCCGGCGGTCTTCTTGTTCAGCCGGAAGGGGGCACCCTTCAGGCCGTTCAGCACCTGGGCACCCGACTGGATGAGCATGGCCTGATCGATCAGTTCCTCGATATAGCCGTCTGCCAGCACGTCGGGGATGAGATATCCACCGGCAGGACCGTAGGATTCCTCCATCACCTTGACGTTGTTGGGATCGTCTCCCTCGGTGACGCCCGCCTTCTTGGCCGTCTGGAAGAGGACTTCCTTCTCGTAGGGAGCGAAGCGGTCCCACGCTTTGGGGCCGTTCCGCTTGGCCATCAGCATGGCGTAGGCTGCGCGGGAATAGCGGAACTTCTTCGCCTCTTCCTTGTCGTAGCCGTCCACATGCGTGCCACTGCCCGGACCGCGCTTGATATCGTCTTCCATCTTCTTGATGCGCTTGTCGTAGGCTTTCAGGTCTTCTTCCCACTTCTCCTGGATCTCTTTCTTTGCGGTTTCGATGTCAGGCACGTCGATCTTGTCCGTGACGGACTTCATGGCGTCGTCGATCTTTTCGTCGATCCAGCCTTTGATCGTGGCCTCATTTTTCTTTTTTTTGTCATCGGACATTTGAAATTTCCTTTAAGAGGATCCTGTTTGATTACACATCAAAGATGTCTTCCTCTGCGGGCTCAGACTCCTCCTCCTCTTCCTCCTGGTGCTCAGGGATCGCGCTTTCGTCGTACAACGCAGCGGTGAGAAGGTCGTCCTCAGAATCGGACTGATCCGGCTGGTCGCCGGGGGTTTCGGGTTCGGGGTGCTCTACGGTGAAGAGTTCGAGACGGGCGGCAAGCTGCTGCTGCCCCTCTTTGATCTCTTGCAGTTCGGCCATGATTTCCTCGAAGGATTCCGCCTTCCTATCCGCGAGCTTCTTCAGCGGGGAATCCTCGATCTTGGGCAGGGACTTCAGGGCCACGGCCAGGGTACGGGGTTCGGCAGGCTGGACGGTGAGACTGGCCTCGGAAATCGGCCATGCGTCAACGTGCTGATTCGTCCCCTTGGCAGATCTCCGGGTCAGATGAGCGGGCACACCGGAGGACCATCCAAGCGCACCGGCCTCGACCATCTCATAGATCGCCGCCTGATACTTGTCCCGCATATCAAGCTGGTGCTCGATCCAGACGCCCACCTTGTCCTTCTTGACGGACGCCTTGGAGACGGTCTTGCCGTCTTTGACCCCGAGCTTCGTATTGTCGAGGACCGGGTCCATGCCGTGCTCGTAGAGCACCCGGACCTTGGACTCGTCGTCGAGATCGAAGTCAGTCTTCTAGGAGAAAAAGTCGCCGTACAGATCCGGCTCGTTGGGTTCGGAGTAGAGACACAAGTGCCCCCCGATCTTGCCGTCACCCATGGCCTTGCACGCCCCGCCCAAGAAAACAAGGATGTCCTGCTCGTCGTGCTCCTCTTTGACGGGATTCCACTTCTCTCCGTCATATTTGATGGTCGCGCCGTCTGTCAGTTTGGCGATCATGCCCTTCGTGAACTCCATAGCTACCTCCTGAGCGTGGCCAGCGTCTTCTTGAGAATGAGGTCAAACCACTTCTCCACCTTGGGCGTGGCCTTCCCTGCAATCCGGTCCTTTTCCTTGTCCAGTTCCTTCTGACGGCGCTCTGCTTTGCCCACGATGCTCTTGCCTGAACCGAGTAATTGGGCGTCTTCTTCATCCATGACGGGGAAGGTGGTGCACCGGCAATTGATCACCTGTGACCCGCTTCCCTTGTCGTCGTGGGGGAATTCCAGGCCGTTGCTGAATAGCTCCCCTACCTTGCGGACCTCGCGGTTGATCCGGTGGGATTCACGGACCGCATCGTCCCCGGCGTTCAGCCAACCGTGCATGGGAACACCCTCCGCCTTCATGGCGACGTGGCGGGACTGATCCAGCGTGTCCATCACCTCGGTGTCGGCTATGCGCTTTGCCCAGGCCCGAGATCCGCCCTTGAACTTCTTCACAAGGGCCTCGGTGATTTCCACCGTGGTCTGCCCTTCTTCGATCCCATTGGCGACTGTGTGGCGTAGGGCCTTGTGCCAGCGTTCGGGGATGGTCTTGATCTTGAGCTTCTTCTTCCTGAACAGTTCGGCCCATGCCCCCTCATCCGGTGTCAGGTCCGCAGGGGTGGCCCCTATGTCCTCGAGGAGGGAGTTCAGGCCAACGGATGCAGCCTTCAGCATGGCGTCGTCCAGCGCCTTCATCAGCGCCTCTGCCATCTCCTTCTCGTTGAAGAGCGTCTTCGGCACCTTCTTCAATTTGGCCCCGATCTTCTTCGTATCCTCGATCTGGAGCGGGTTGATCTCGATGGGTTGGGCACCGTGCCAGGGGAAGCCGTTCGCCTTGATGCACTCCAGGAGCTTCACCACGTCATCCATGCCGATGCTCTTTCCATCCCCTTGAGAGGGGGCACCGGACAGTGCCGCCATGGCCTCATCTTTGGCAATCGCCGCTTCAGCCTTGCGGGTAATCAAGTCCTCTGGAAGCAGCCCCACCGGCATCCAGCGAACGTCAGCCCCTGTATCGTTGTCCATGTCGAAGCCGAGCTCGAAGCGTTCATTCAACTGGCGACGGGTGAACCCCCCCCGTAGAAGTCGCTGCACGGTGATAGACAGGGAGGAATAATCCGCCTGGAGGAAGGGGAGGTTCGAGTCGTCGAACTCAAGCCACACGTTTTCCTTGCGGAACTGGAGCCACTGTGCCCACAGGGCTTCGGTGAATGTGATGGCCCGGGGCAGGACGGTGTTCTGGTGGAAGGATTCCCGCGCCCCCGCCATGTTCGCCTTGTTGAAATCGTCGGTCTGCCCGACTAGAGCAGGGGGGACCTGGAAGGCGGCAAGGACTTCTTCCTTGGAGAGGTTCTTGACGGACTCGAACATCATGTCCGTATGCTTGACCTCTAGCGGTTCGAAGGAGACGCCGTTCTCAAAGGCGGCAACCTTGAAGGCGTTCTCCGATCCGCCATGACGCCGGGAGAAGGATGTCCGGAATCGGTCAAGATCCTCCTGGGAGAATTCGTAGTTTTCCGGAGCCTTGAGGACTCCCCCGATCACGGCGTTGTTGTCGAAGAAGGCCATGTTGAACTGATTGACCTTCCAGTCGATCAGGATGCCCGACATAGCCGCAACGATGGGGGCTAGGCCCTTTGTGGGATCGTCCAGGTTGGCGTATTTGATCAGGACGATCTCAGCGAGGGGGACCTCGATGGTCCCCTTGTTCGTCTGAATCTTCCACTTGTGAATCCAGCCGAGGTCATTCTTTACCGCCTCGACGGAGTGGGCAGACATGACCTGGATGAATTCGGGGTCCTGATCTACCTCCTCGCGGCCCACCATGCGCCAAACTACCGCGCCCTGAGAGTCCAGATAGCGGGTGCTCAGACGGAATAGCTCCTGCTTGGAGGAGTATTGATCCGTGGGCTTGTCGAGCAATTCCTCGAGGGACGACCCCACCACTAGATCAGACGAATCGTTCCGGTCCCTCCTGAAGACCATGGGAATGGCGATCAGGGAATTGGAGATCACGTCCACGCAAGCCTTGACCCAGACGTTCTGAGTGTACGGATCGGTGATGTCCCCACGCTCCCGCGATGCCTCGACCATGCTGGTCATGTAGGACGCCACGGACGGCCCCGTGAAGGTCTTTATCGCCCGCCGAATTCGTTCAAGGATTCTCACAGTCGCATCAGAGCCTCAAGATCGTCGCTGCAAAGCGTGCCCTTGTGCTCCTGGATCCATTCGTCTGGTTTGTCCCACCAGGCCAGGGAGAGAAGGTGCTCAATCACCCAATCGGGGAAGCGATTCTTGATGATCCGGGCGGGATTGCCTGCTACCACTGCATAGGGCGGCACATCCTTGGTCACGATGGTGCGGGCTCCCACAATCGCCCCGTGCCCGATAGTCAGATCCCCGAGCATGAAGACTGACTCCTGGCCCAGCCATACGTCCGAGCCGATGGTCAGGCCCCGCCGCTTCTCGTCGTGGTAGTCCTGATCCGCCCCGGGCCATTCCTCTTCCAGGTGGGGGGATCCGAAGGGATAAGTCGTGAACCAATCGGCGTTATGGTTGTGCCCCTTGACGATGGCCGAAACGGAAGAGCCGATGCTAGTAAACTTGCCGATGGAGAAGAGGTCGAGATACTGCTCCCCGAAGATGTGGATCTTCCCATAGGAGTGCTCCCCTATGGTCTCGGCGTGGCGTGGCATGAGAAGCTTGGAATAGGGGAAGGGCGGGGGAGGGCGATGGACGGCGTTCTCAAGCAGAGGAATCCCCTTCGGGATCCTCATTGCCTGTAGCGTGCCCTTCGGTTGTGCGTTGCCGTTCCGCATCTATTTCCCTTTGATCAGTTCGGTGAGGGCCATCCAGTTCCGGTCCTTGATGTGCTTGATGATGGTTTCGGAGTCGAAGGCGGGGATTTCGTCCATCAGGATGCTCGGGCCACTGACTTCCCTTTCGAAGCAGACGGATACCCTCTCCAGTTCCTCGATCTTGGCCGCACGCTCCCCGAGCTCTTCCTCGAGTTCCTCGATCCGCTCTTCGGCGGTGATCAGGGCACCCTCTAGCTCCTCGATCCTCTGCTCCGGGGTGGGTTCGCCGTTCATCGCTTCGTCGCTCATGCTCCGCTCCTTAACTGAAAATCCTGGCCTTCCTCGGCATGGCAAGTTCCCGCACCCGCCACGCAATTGCCCAGGCCATCACAAGGTCATCGTGGGATCCGCCCCGGGCCTCATACTTGCCCGCCGTGTTCTGTTCGAAGGTGGTGCATTCCTGGAGGAAGAGGCGGTCGTTCACCTCCATCAGGTAGTCATCCACCCCGCACTTGACGGCATCCAGCATCACCGGGCGCGTCTTCTGATTGGTTTGCCAGCCGAGCTTGCCCTTCTGGTGCTCGATTCCTGGCCTGTAGTCGTAGTTTTTGTGGATGAAGAGGCGGGGATATCTGAGGACGTTCTTGAGCGTGTTCAGGGTGCTGTGGCCGTGGTTGTTGGCTTCCGGGGCAAGCATGGCCGTGTTGTATCGATGCCCCAGATCCGCGAGCTTGCGCCCAAAGACGTCCGGGCTCCACTTGCCGTAGAGCCTCGCGCACTGACGCCCCTCCTTGTCCAGGACGCCCGCTGCGCTGTAGTCCCCGTGTACCGTGCCCTCTGATGTGTCAGCCCCGATGACATAGCTCATCCCGTCCTCGGGGGGATGCCAGGTCACCACCTCCCCGTCATCGGATAGGGGAGCGCGTGCATTCCGCATCAGTTCGCTGAGAACCTGCATGTTGAAGAAGGACTGCCCCTGTGCCAGCCAAGCCTCTTCGGGGTTCTCAGGGTACTCCTGGGGCCTCAGATTGCCGGTGTCCCGCTCGATCCATCGCCGGAATTTGATCTGCTCGGGGGTGAGGTTGTACCGTCCCGATACGTCCTCCTCCTCTTCGGTGAGTTTGAGAACTTCACCATCCTCAAGAGGAATGACGTTGTCCGGGTCCATGTACCACGCAAGGAAAATGGGAATCCAGGAGTTGCCCCCCCGGACCGCCTCGTTCCATGTCTCATAGGCCCACCCCCCTGCTCCCCGGGCTGTGAATTCGAAGACCACCTCCCCGTATTCCGCTGCTCTCACGATGGACACAACGAATTGCTCCATCTCGGGAGCCGTGATCGGCCACTGGGGAATCTCTGATCCATGCACCCGCGTGAGCGTGCGCCCGCGCATCTGGCCCCTGGCACCGGCCATGGAGAGCTTGAAGGAGGAGTCCAGATCGGGGAGGATCAGTTCCGTGCTTGCATCTGTGCGCCTAGGCCTGACTCCCTCGTCATAGTGCCGATAGAATCGGTTCACCATGCCGAAGATCTCCTTCACGTCCTCCTGGGTCTGGGCAATGGTGACGGCGTTCGTTCGGTCTTTGGTACAGGCCTGCCAGAAGGACAGGGCCTGCTCGTATGTGGTGATCCCACCACGGCGGTACTTGAGCACCAGGAAGCGGGGATACTTGATCCCCCGGGCCTTTGCCTCTTTCTCCTTCATTTCGGCGTATATCTTCTGGATGCCGTTCAGCTTGAACTTGACCAGATCATCCTGAGTGCCGAGTTTGGAGGTCTTGATCCACAGATAGCGTTCAATGAAGGCGTGAGGATCGTTGAAGTCCTTCTGCCTAGCGCACCACATGGGTTCATTTGATTGAGATATCGCTTGAAGATGGGGATTCTGTTTGACCCTCTCGAGGACCGCATCCATTCCAGGGGTTTGATTTTGGTTTCCCATCAGTTCCGCCCCACCATGGCCATGCGTTTGAAGTCCCGTGAAAGACGGTCCTCAACCCGCTTCGCGTCCTTTTCGGACAGTTCGGCTTTGACCCCGAGGTGAACCACTCGCTTTACAAGGACGAGAAATTCCTCTAGCTGGGGCATGGTGATGTGAACCTGAAGGCCGTCCTCCATCTTGGCCTTCTTGGCGACGAGATCCCCGGCTACCCGGATGTTGGATAGGAGGGATTGTTCCTCCTGCTCCGTGACCTCTTCAATCGTTCGCCGCTTGAGGAAGAAGTCCATGTCTGCCTTCGGGATCTTCTCCCCCTTTTGCATGGCACCGGCAATCCTGACCAGGCGCTCGATCTCCTGCGTCTTCTCTTCAATGAAGGCCTTCAGATCGGCGGGGTCTTCAATCTGGGATTCAATGCGCTTGCGGATCTTGGAGAGCATCGTATCCTGGAGGGACCGGGCAACGGCAATCTCGCGGTCTACGCTCTTGAGCTCCTTCTGGTCCTCCCTGTGCTTTGCGATGGCATCCTCGAGGGTGGGGAAGTTGGATTTACTGCGGAGCCCGTGCTTGAGGCTCTTCTTTGCCCCTGGCCCCCCATGCCAATAGCAGACCTTGAATCCCTCGTGCCTTGGTTGGCGGCATCTCTCGCCCGTGGTCTTTGATTTTGCCGTGCATCGCATCTCATCCGGCAGATTTCTTTCCTTCGCCTTTTTTTGTTCGATTTCTGCCATAAGGGTTTCTTATCCATTGAACTGGGCCATGGGGTGCGCACAGACAGAGAGAGGGCACCTGTTGAGTAAACTATTGCTCAAAAGCGGTGATTTATGGGGCGTGCTAAGTCTAGACTAGACTTATCGCTTTACCTGCTTGAGGGTGGGATTGTCTTGAAAACCTTCAATTCAATATTGCAGTAGGGGCAGAGCGCCTTCCAATAGGCCTTGCTTGAGTCAAGGCCGATCTTGAAAGTTCTCTGGCACTTTGGGCACCTTGTCCGTCTTATGACGGTCCCCGGGGGAGGGGGCAGGATCTTCGGTGAGAAGATCATCGGTGCTTCGTACTTCTTTTTTTTCTCAGCCTTCTCTGTTCCGTTTTCTTGATTGCTTCCGTTCTCGGTGATGGGCATTCTTTTCCTCAGCCTTCTCCTCGTGGTCTTTCTTGGTGATCGTTCTTGGTTGTTGTCGATTCATCTTCTTCACTTCCTAAACCCTAAACCCCTTACTCCCCACGCCCATCTTTTCGAACTATGTACAGACTTACACTGGATGCTCTGTTACTTGATACTGTTTATGTCAAAAGACACTGAAGGTATATTTATTGTGGCCTCTATTTGACGACATAGGCCCGGTTGATTCTGTCTCCAAATTCAGGCCCCTTCCAGTGAGGGGGAATCCATATAAGATCCTGTCTTCTATCTCCGTTTCGATTACTTCCGCGCCATTGATTTCGCCAGTGCCCCCTACATTGGAATCGAACCTCTATCTTCCTTCCGGTAGGCTCCGCACAAGGCCCATTGTTTGGTTTCTGTGGGAGATAGATATAGTGCCCGACCTTGTGAACCTTCCCGTATTCTTTCTGCTTCTGGCGCATCGCTTTCTTTGCCTTGCGCGATTTGCCTTTAAACTTCGGATTGATAGCCCAATCCTCGCGGATGTCTG